ATCGGTCTCAAGAAGCATCTTCAACTTACAAGAGTGATGATTTATTCATTGTTACTCATGGTTTTTACAGTCACTTTATTATTATTCACAGTCTTAACTTGGATTTATGGAGTGCCTCATGTGTTTTTAAGTTGTACCTTTGGCTTAAGAGACGTTGATCCTCGTGGAAAATACCGTTATTTGGCTAGCAAATATTGGGTCCGATGGATTGATCAAATGAGGAAGGGTGAGAAGTCGGTCAAACTATTTAAGACCACGCTAAATTTTAATAAACGTCATGATTGGTCGTTAGATCATATCACTGAATTTGATGTACGTGGTGCTGAATATAGAGAAGGCCAACTCTCTTTCTCTGCGCGATTGGATAAGTATGTTGTCTTAAAACAAATGGCAACATGCTTGGCAGACTTTGATGTGTCTGATTTCCTTAAGAACTTGGATAATGAGCGAGCTGCTATGCATAATTTTATTCGTTCAAGGAATGATACTCTTTATGAGGTTAAGGATCAATTAGTCCTCTGTGTCAGTGGCAATGAGGTCACGAGATTGCTTCGGCAATTTAGTACTTCTGAGCAAATTGAGTTAGGAGGCTTTGGTCTTTTGAATAGGGGAATAGCACCTATTAACTATAAAGACGAAATGACAGGTATGATGATTAGAGATTCAATTACATTAGCAAAACTCATCTGTGATCACTTGAATCTGAATCATTTTGAGGATTTTCGTGTGCTCGACGTGCAAGCCGTCGAGTGCATGACTCAAGGGTAAGTGAACCCACTTCTTTTATCGTTGGTTACAAAGTAACCGATTGGGTCAAAGCGATAAAAGAAATTAAACAAATTGACCCTACATTGGTTTTTAAACGGTATAGACCTAGATCCTATCGAGAGCGTGTTTCCGCTCGCTCGGTTGGAGCTCATGTCATTGGCGCATGTAACCCTACCCCAGCACGTCATCATACGGCGAGTAATGCTAGTGGTTTGGTGGCCCGAGTTGCTAGGAGAGTACCCCAGATGGAAAATTCTGTTTTTCGTGATTTCCGAGAATTTGTCAGATCTTTCATCAGAAGAAATTATCACCCGTTACAAACCAATATGGATTTCAGTCTCGATACCTGGCTGGAGTCCACATCATATACACTCCGAATGAAGGTCGCATTAAGAGCTGTTTATGATAAAGCACGGATCACTGGTTTGCGTATCAAACACTTTTTTCATAAGATGTTTGCTAAGGCTGAATTCTATCTAGGTTGGAAATTCAACCGCGCAATAAATGGATGTTCAGATCCCATTAAGGTTACATTGGGGCCTTATATTAAAGCCATTGAACATGAAGTATTTCACCACCCCCATATAAAAATGTTCATTAAGC